GTCCTATTCGTCAAATTAATTATCAAGGTCATTTCATGTATGATAATTATGAAAATAGGAAACTTACAAGTGAAACTCATGTATTTAGAGTACCGCAAGCGATGTTTCACGGCATGGTGTCAAAGGGTTTGATGAGTCAAACCGCAATGGTTCAGCACTATGGATTCTATTATAGGTTAGAATTTATTGATGTTGAAATGCCTGTATCTATAGTGAATGAAATTAAAGCCTTTTGGAAAGCTACAACAATTAGGGATATTCTGAATTACGAGAAGAGTGAGTTTCTCGCAGTGCAATTATTAAGAAATGCAGATGTCCACAGCAAGATTTATCAACAAACGATCTTGTTTGCTCCTTTGTTAGCTTTTTATGAAGCAGAACCACGTAATCGTTATACAACACCACTAATTTATGAAAAAATGTGGTCGTGGAATTTCTGTTTTTTCCTTTGGTTTTTATTCGCTGGGATAGATAAGCTGTTATTTGGTCGTGTTTATAATGTCTTTTTTGTTGCTTTGTTGTTTTTGTTAAGCTTAACATTAAGATTTGCATTTGGTTCTTTGGAATTTGAAAGCCTATTTTGTAGGTTCAGTAGACTAAAATTGTTGCTCAGTGGTTCTTTTGCAGCATGTTATTTATTTTGGTATCTATTGCTTAATGCTATTTATAATTATGATGTTCAATATACATCATATACGTCAAATGTTCCATGGTATTCCAATTCTACAATTGTCTGGAATGAAGTTAATTATACTTCGGTAGAATTTGGTACATATAATGGACCGGCTGTGTTCCCAGTAACTATAACTACATTGTTACTAATTATTTATGCTAGAATGGCTGTTTTGTACACACCAGCTTTTTTAGTTCGAGGTAATCATTTGGCTTTTCCATTAGGTCCTAATTGGAATCGTCAGTTTATGGGGTTGTTTCAGATACGTTCGATCTGTTCTCCTTCTGTTATTTTTGCCTTTGTCCAGATTGTTGTGTATTATTTGTATTGTCCGTATTGGCTTGGTTTTGGTCTATATATATTTATGTTGGTATTAAATCGTCGAGTGCTATCACGCCTCAACATTCCTATAAATTATAGATTCTTAACAATAGATGCTCAATTCTATTAAAAAATGGTTGCCTAAGCTTCCATTTATGGCCAAAAGCACACCACATATTTCACCTGTGCGTATCATTCCTAATACAATAAATACAGTTAACATAAAAAAACCTGTTAAGACAGGCGCAGCTATCTTAAACGATCCTTTCTTAAATAAATTCAATAAGTTTCAACCATTTGATTTTATTAAGGAATCGTCAATTTCAGGGTATCATACTAATAATTTCGGGCCAATCGTTTTCGCTGATAATCAACTTAATGAAAAGCGTGCCTTAGATACTCGTGTTGTTGTAGCCACACCTCCTATTGATCCTGTTTTCGTCAATTCTGCTTGCAAAGATTGGTGGAAAAATAGGTTTCAGCTATTTCCTGGTATGAGGGAAATAGAAACGTCAGAAATTATTGATGCAAGTTTAAACTATTCTAAGAAGTTGTACGGTGACTTAAAACCGGAGCACTCAGCGTATCTAATTAGATCCAATGCTAGACCTTCAGTTAAACGTACATTATACCGAACATTCAAACAATTATATGTTGATGGTATTGATGAAGATTCATATTTGACTCACTCAATGATAATGAGATGGACTCAAAGATCTTCATTCCTTAAGATGGAAAACTTGCTATACCGTACATTATGTGGAATAAAAGAGAAAGCCCCTCGTTTTATTTCTGGAGCAGAAGCTCAGTTCATTTGTTTAGTGGGACCATGGATGATGGCCTGCCAAGATCGTTTAAAGAAATCTTGGACAATTGATCATTTTGTCACTTTTACTAGTGGCAAGACCAATGAGGATATTGGCAAGGAAGCCGGTAACCACCTAGAAAAATCTGTGTTTGAGGATGATATAGGTGTCTTTGATAGTAGTGTTTGTCGTGATTTATTACGATTTGAACACAAACTCTTTGATAGTTGGGGTGCACCACGGGCTGTCAGTATGTTAATAAAGCAGAATATTGATACACGTGGTAGAACAAAATGGGGTTATAAGTATAAGGTTCCGGGTACCCGTAAGTCGGGTGACCCTTACACATCGTTAGGAAATTCAATCTTAAATGGCTTAATGCATTATTATATATATAAAGTGCACTATGGTTTAACAACTAGACAAGCAATGATTGGATTAAAGATGTTTGTAGCAGGTGATGATAACTTGGGCTTTAGCCGTGGCCGAGTTCCCTGGGTTCAATATATGCTTAGGTTTGGTTTTACTAGTGAAGCTGTTCAAAGACAATCTATATTTGAAGCAGAATTTTGCTCTTGTAGAATCTATCCAACCAAATCAGGACTGGTGTTAGGTCCAAAACCCGGGAAGGTTTTAGCTAAATTTGGATATTATGTCCAACCTCCCGTGCATGTGCCAGTTAAACAACTCCTTAGAGGTAGTGCTCTAGGGTTATATAAACAATGTTATTTCATTCCACCCATCAAGATTTTTCTAGATAAAGTTCTTGATTATACAAAAGGCGAAAAAGCGTATTTTGTGAAGCAGGGGGATTGGCAAAATAAAACGAAGGAATTTCATGAACCTTGCGTTGAAACCTATGCAGTTCTGGATAGAACATACGGGTATAAAAAACACTATGATGATTATTTGAATAAGTATTTGCCATCATCACCATCTCATATCGACATTCCATTCTTAACAACAATGATGGATATTGATACCTCTGGGCCACATCTGTGGTTTAATAATAATTGAGTGAGATAAAAGTCCTTTCTAGAGGCCATTAGTTGAGCATGAAGTGATTTCATGATTGTGTCAACTTGTATTTATGGGACG